TAAATTTCCTCGCGTGATAACAATATATGGCACAGCAATCCTGAAAGTGATTTTGAATTTTTGTATTTTTAATATGCAAAAGATAAGAACAATTTAGAACCTGCAGGAGGTGGTTATGGAGATTATCAAGTTAAATATTCATGATATTGAAAAAGACAATACCAATCCCAGAAAAGTGACAGAGGCACAGAAAGCACTTTATAGAAAGCTGATTAGTAAGTTTGGGATGATTTTGCCTGTCGTGATTGACAATAACAATAAAAGTATGTTTGATGATGCTAAGCTAGAAGTAGCAGAAGAGCTAGGAATCCAAGAGATAAATTGCGTAAGAGTTACAGACTTATCTCCGGAGGAATTTCAAACCATTCGAATAGCGGAAGTCCATGCTTTAGAGCTTGGAGAATGGGATTATAACTTATTACTCAAAGAGTTAGAAAAGTTAGGACAAGAGTTTGCTGAATTGACCGGATTTGATTTTGAAGAAATAAAAGCGAAAATAGAGGAAGAATTAGATAATTTGGAAGACATTGAGGAAATAGAAACTCCGGAAATACAGGGAGAACCTTATAGCAGAAGAGGAGATATTTATTTGCTAGGAATTCATAGATTGATGTGTGGAGATTCTACAAACATGGAAGATGTTAAAACGCTCATGAATGGAGAATTAGCAAATCTGATGGTAACGGACCCGCCATATAATATCGACTATGAGAGTGAAAACGGCTTAAAAATTCAAAATGATAATTTGAGTAAAGAAGAATTTTATCAATTTTTGCTAAATACTTACTTAAATGCCAAAGAAATCTTAGAACAAGGGGCAGCATTTTATATTTTTTATGCAGAAACCGAAGCAATAAACTTTAGAGCTGCATTAGCACAAGCAGGATTGAAATATTCACAAACACTTATTTGGGAAAAGAATGGCTTCAATTTATCAAGGCAGGATTATAATTGGCGACATGAACCATGCTTATACGGTTGGAAATTAGGAAAAGCACATTACTTTATCCATGATTTTACTCAAGATACCGTTATCAATTCTATAGAGAATTTTAAAAAGATGACAAAACAGGAGTTGTTGGAGTTCATTGAGAAAAATTTGAATACAACTCCACAAACCGTTATCAAAGAAAATAAACCATTAAGGAATGATGTGCATCCTACGATGAAGCCGATTCATCTAATTGCAAGATTGATTTCAAACTCCAGTAAAAAAGGTTGGAATGTGCTTGATTTATTCGGAGGAAGTGGAAGTACTTTAATAGCAGCGGAACAATTGGAGAGAAGAGCATTTCTCATGGAATTTGATGAGAAATATGTGGATGTTATCGTTAAGAGATATGCTTCTATGGGAAAAGATAATATTTCATTGATTCGAGATGAAAAAGAATATTCATGGGAAGAAATCCAAGAAAACTTTAGATAAACGGGAGGTTGGATATGGAGAACTTACATGAAAAGCAAATTCAAGTCTTAGAACTCTATATTCAACTGGAGTATGCAAAGTTTGGGAAAACAAAAAAAGAAAAATATCAGGAAATACATAGAACTACCAAGATAGCTACAAATACAATCATATCTTGGATAAGGCGTTACGTAGAAGAGTATAGAGAAATTCGTGAAGAAATAGAATGTAAAAAATATGCAAAAATATGCGACTTTAAGGGGTTGACAGAAAAAGAAAGTAAATATATTTGGTTTCGACTGTCCGGATTTGGAAAAGAAGAATCAAAGATAAAAGCAGGATACAGTGCAAAGACAAAAGCGGCTAACATAGAGAGGAGTCCAAGGGTTGCGATGACGATGTTGGAAATAAGAGCTATGTTAATTACAGATATAAAGATGGGACCTATGCAAATCATTCGAGAGCATTGGAACACAGTGCAGGAAGTAAATAAAAAAATAGAAGAGATTGAGTACATAGACACTGTAGGACCGGACGGACATAGCATTGAAAAAGCTGTAAGAAAAACAAAACCACTTGCAGCAAAGACACAGGCATTGAACTCTATAGCACGTATGCTTGGGTTTACTGTTGCTGATGAGCTGAAGATAATGGAAGCTCTGCAAGGAAAAACAGAAGATGACGTTGTGGTTGGAGAGGATGAACTACTCTAAGGTACTGTGACGGAAATAAAAAGCTTTGCGGGTGCGATTCGAGCTCGGGACTTTTTACATAACAAAATTTTCAATTCCCTTCCAAGTTCCGAGATTTTTAGAAGACTATATAGAATTTTTAGGAGAAAAAATGGAATTAAAAGAACTAACCCAAAACTTTATAAATATTTTTGGGCAATTAGAAGAATTTGGATTAGAAAAAATAACAAACTCTAATTGTGAAAAATTTTTGAATTTAATATCTGGAGATTTAGAAACGGATTACTTGCAAAAAATTTGGCAATTTTATATGGCAGATCGTGAGGATAAGAAACAAGACTTTACACCAGAAAGTTTATGTCAGTTAGTTTCTGAACTAACCAAGTCAAAGGATGAAGAATGGGTTTATGATATGTGTTCAGGTAGTGGAGCACTGACGATTCAAAAATGGGTTAGTAATAAAAATTTGAAATTTGTTTGCGAAGAGTTAGACGAAAAGATTATTCCATTTTTAATATTTAATTTAAAAATTAGAAATATAGAAGGATATGTAATAAATGGAAATGTTCTTACTGGAGAACATAAAGCAGTTTATAAGCTTGTAAAAGGAGAAAAATTTTCTAATATAGAACCTTGCATGTTCTTTGAATATCCTGGATTTGACACAGGAATTAGCAACCCTCCTTTTAATTTGAAAGGTGAATACAAAAAAGAAGTTGAACTTAAGAACATGAACTATGTTTTTGTTTTAAAAATGCTTGAAAAAGTAAATGGAAAAGTTGCATTTATTCTCCCCAACAGTGTTACTTGCTCAGAGGATGAAAAGTCCGCAAGAAAGTACTTGTTGGAAAATAAAAAAATAAGAGCAGTTATTGCAATGCCTGGGAAAATGTTTGAGAAAACACAAATTCCAACTACAATGCTATATTTTGAAAATGCCGATACTATTAGTTTTATTGATTGCAGAATTCAAAATTTTATTGTTGAAAAAAGAGAACAAAAAGGAGAATTACATACTAAAAATAGAGTTTATATTAAAGAACTAAATACTTTTTCAAAAGAAAATATAGAAGAAATTTTAACTGCTATTTTTGAAAAGAAAAAAATCATAGGCTTTTCTAAAACAGTAACAGCAAAAGAAATTGTAGATGATGAATGGAAAACTGGAATACATGTTGGTTGCATTGAAGAAGAAAAGAAAACAAGAAGTTATGAAGACATCTTGAATGATTTAAGAAGAGTAATGGAGCAAAAAAATCAAAACAAACTAACGATCAATGAAGTTTGGGCTAAAGAGCTTGGGTTTGTAGAAGTTTTTGAAAATGCTAATAAAGGAGACGAGGAAACAGAAGGGTTAAACGACACAATAAAAAATACTTTGAAATTAGATATAAACTTACCTAAGCAAGATTATATAAGGTTAACTAAGAGTAAGGAATTAAAGTGGGAGAATAAAGATAAAAAAGAATTAAGTTCAACAATAACACTAGCTCTTCAAACTTGGAAGACTATGTTGCATTTTTTAAATAAGGAAGAAAATAGATATTTGGTTGAATTGAGAGACAAACTGTTACCGGATTTGATGAATGGGGAAATAGATGTTAGTGGAATTAATATTCAAAGAAAGATAGGTGACAAGATGTGATATTGATAGCAGAAAAACAACTTGCAAAAGTTTTAAATATTACGGATAGGCGAGTTAGAGAATTATTCAAAGAAGAAAAAAACTTAGATGGAACTTATCCATTCGCAAGATGTGTTCAACTGTATATCCAGCAAACACGAGAAGGAAGCATTCATCAAGTAACTTTAAAAACTTTGTCTGAATTGATTGGAATATCAGAAAAGACTACAAGAAATTATGCCAATAAAGGTATTTTTAAGAAATTGGAGAATGGAAAATATGATATTCGTGATTGCTTAAGATCTTATTTGGATTCAAAAGATGAATGGAATCGAAAAAAGGAAATCGAAAGGCAAACAGCAGAGTTTAAGTTAAATATCATGAAGAAAAATTATCATGCAAATGAAAATGTAGAATACATTTTAACAGATATGTTAATTAAATTCAAAGCAAGATTATTAGGAACTGCGATTAAAATAGATGACACATTAGATGAGATAGAACCCCATGAAAGATTAAATTACTTAAAAAAAATATTGATAGACACTTTGGAAGAACTAGCAGAATATAAACCACCAGAAAAGGAGAAAGTAGATGTATGAGGATACAGCAGTATTATTTCAAAAATCATTACGAGTTTTAAAACAACCACCATTAGTTGATGTAGCAGAATGGGCAGATACCTATCGAGTTTTAGATTCTACTTCATCTAAAAAGGTTGGAAAATTTGAAACTGCTTTCACAAAATACATGGTGGAAATTTATAAAGAAATCACAAAAGGGGATACTAAGCAGTTTAGTTTGATGATGGCTTCGCAACTGGCGAAGTCAGAATTGATTATAAATATAATTCTGAGATATGTTCACTTAGATCCTTGTCCAATGTTGATTGTACAACCAACAGATGAAATGGCAAGAAGTTTTTCAAAAGAAAGATTGCAACCAGCTATTACTAACTGTATTGTCCATGAATTCGTGAAAGATGCAAATAAAAAAGATTCTGGAAACACAGTAACACACAAAATGTTTCCAGGAGGATTTATTGCTTTAGTTGGTCCATCACCGGCGAAGTTAGCAGCAAGACCCATTCGACTTTTATTTTTAGATGAAGTAGACCGTTATCCAAAGTCTGCTGGAGATGAAGGAAGCCCTATCAGTTTAGCAAAGAAACGGACATCTACTTACGATGATGTGACGAAGCATATTATCACAGGAACACCTACAATAAAAGGTGATTCTGAAATAGAAGCAGAATATGAAGCATCCAGCCAAGGAAGATGGTATGTTCCTTGCCCGAAATGTAGAGAATTCCAAACATTGGATTGGGAACGAATTAAATGGGATAAGGAAGAACATGAAGATGAAGCAAGAAATGTTCGAATGGTATGTGCTCATTGTAGAAAAGAATTTCCGGAGAAACTATGGAAAAAAGGGGAAGGAAAATGGATACATAAATTTCCAGCAAGAAGGCAAAACTTAGGATATCAATTGAGTGCTTTAGCTAGCCCATTTCGAGGCTGGGAATCTATTGTAAAGGAATGGCTTGATATCAAAGGAGATGTTGAGAAGTTAAAAGCTTTTATAAACACAATTTTAGCTGAAACTTACGAAACGGAATACAAAGGGAAATTAGATGCTAAAACTTTGATGAAGAGAACGAGAGAAAAATATGACTACTTGCCTGATAAAGTTTTATTGCTTACTGCAGGAGTGGATATTCAAGATGGATGGATTGCAATAGAAATAGTTGGTTGGGGAGAAGGCTTTGAAAGCTATGGAATCAAGTATCAGATTCTAACCGGAAATATGGAACAACCTAAGATTTGGGAAGAGTTGGATAAGTTCTTAGACCAAAGTTTTCAATATAAGAATGGAGATATTTTGAAAATTTATGCTTCATGTATTGATACTGGAGGACATCATACTCAAAAAGTATATGATTTTGTTTCCCCAAGAGAACATCGAAGAATTATAGGAATAAAAGGAGTTGGGGGAGAAAATGTTCCAATCTTTAATTCCATGAATCTTACAAAAAATAAAGAAATTCATTTATTTTCAGTTGGTTCTAATGCCTTAAAAGATACTGTTATGACAAGATTAAATTCAAGATATACAGAACAAGGATACTGTCATTTCAACGGAACAAAATATTCCGGATACGATTTAGATTATTTCAAGTCCTTAACAGCAGAAATTAAAGTGACAGATGGGAAAACAGTAATTTGGAAGAAAATTCAAAATCGTAACGAAGGCTTGGATTGTCGATGTTATGCAACAGTACCATTTTCTATCTTTAATATCAATCCGGCGGATTTAGTAAATTTAACTAGAGAGCAACTTTTAGAGTTATCAATTATAGGAGAATTAAAGCTTGGAAATGAAATGAAATATGATGTTGACAGAAAGGGAGTTGAAGTATGAGAGATTTAGCCAATTTGGAATATAAATTAGGAGAAGTGGAAACGGCAGAAGAGGAAATCATATTATTTGATATTGCATATATTTCTGGAGTTGCTTTTGAAAAAGGAAATGTAGAACATGAGCAAAAACTGAAAGAGCTGAAAAAATTTTATGAAGAAAAAATTAAGGAAATCACTAGCAAAGGAATCACAGTAGAAGATTGTAATCACTATATCCATTTATATTTGGAAGCAGAAGCAAATGTTTTAGCAGGACAAGAATATACGATTGATAGTAATCAAATGAAAAGGGCAGACTTAGAACAAATTAGAAAAGGAAGAATTTGGTGGGAAAATAGAAAAGCACAAATAGAAAATGGTACAACAAATGGAATTCAATTTTTCCAAGTTTGTCCACATGAATTTTAGGAGGAGCAATGAAAAAAAAGAAAAAAAATAATATAGATATTGCTCTGTCAAGAGAATTAAAGCTAGAGAAACAAAAATTTGAAATGGAAGCTATTAAATATCAAAGGCAAATATTGAACTATAGCCAAACTGGAGCAAGTACGACAAAGATTGCTTTTCGTGATGCTTATAACTCAATAGATACAACAAGAGAGGATATTGAAGATAATAAAGAAATTCTAATGGCAAGGTCTAGACAACTCTTTATGGGAAATAGTGTAGCAAGAGGAGCAATCTTTAAGATACGAACCAATGTTGTGGGAGATGGATTAAAGCTTAAGAGTAGAATAAACAATTCTATTTTACAACTTCCGGAGGAAGAAGTAGAAAGAGTTCAAAAAGGTATTGAAAATATTTGGAAACTTTGGGCAGATAGTACAGAATGTGACATCTTAGGAGAAAATACATTCAATCAAATTCAAGAGTTGGCAATCGTAACACAGCTGTTAGATGGAGAATGTTTTGTACAGTTACCTTATCACAGAAGAAATGATGATTTATTTGATATTAAAGTTAAATTTTTAGACCCTGCAAAATGTAAGTCCTTAGAAGCAAGTGAATATCTTTATGAAGGGGTAGAAATTGATGATAATGGAGTTGCAATCGCTTATCATTTTGAAATAAAAAACAATGAAAATATCAGAATTCCTGTGTATGACAGTACAGGAAGAAAGCAAATTTTAAAAATCATGGAGCGAGAAAGAATCGGACAGGTAAGAGGGGTTCCATTATTAGCTTCAGTATTAGAAATTATGGCACAATTAACAAGATTTTCAAATGCGGAACTTATGAATGCTGTAGTTAGTGCTATGTTTACCGCTTTTATAAAGCAAGATGCAAACACAGGAAATAGTACAAAATTAGGTGGGGTAGGAGAAACCTTTGTAAACAAGAGAAAACCTGATAATACAAGCTATAGAACGAGAGAAGTATCTATGGGATATGGAAATTTTGGAGTGTTGGAACCGGGACAAGATTTGGTTTTTGCAAATCCAAATAGACCAAATTCAAGATTTGAAGCATTTTTCAATGCAATGTTAAAACAAGTAGGAGCTGCACTAGAAATACCATTTGAGGTCTTATTATCTTCTTTTGCAGCGAGTTATTCAGCATCAAGAGCATCTTTGCTGGAAGTATGGAAAATGTATAAGCGAAGAAGAAAATGGTTATCCCAAAACTTCTGCCAACCAATTTTTGAACAAGTCATTGAAGAAGCTGTTTTGAAAGGATATATAAACTTGCCCGGATTCTTAGAAAATCCAATTTCAAAAAGGGCATATCTGAATGCAGAATGGTATGGAAATGCAATGGGACAAATTGACCCTATTAAAGAAGTGAATGCATCTATTCTAAAAGTAAAAAATGGATTCTCAACATTGGAAAGAGAATCTATGGAATTGAATGGAAGCGATTGGAATGAAAACTTAAATCAACAAGCAATTGAAATGAGAAAAAAGAAGGAGGTTGGATTAAATGCAAATCCTCAATCAAGCAAGAAAAACAAAGAATAGTTTAAATATTAAAATATACGGAAGTATTGGAAGCCATTCTTGGTGGGATGAAAGTGTAGTCAGTGCAGACGATGTTTATAAAGAGTTAGAAGCCTTTGGAGATGTGGAAGATATTAATCTATATATTAACAGTCCTGGAGGGTCTGTCACAGAAGGATGTGCTATTTATAGTGCTTTAAAAAGACACAAAGCAAAAGTAAATGTATACATTGATGGACAATGCTCTTCAATTGCATCTGTTATAGCAATGGCAGGAGATAAAATCGTAATGAGTCCGGTAGCAACAATGATGATTCACAATCCTATTTCAGCTCTAGTGGGAGAGGCAAAAGATATGAGACACTTAGCAAGTGTTTTAGATATTTTAAAAGAAACAATTATCAATGCCTATGTTACAAAATCATCGTTGAGTAGAGAAGAAATTTCGGAGCTTATGAATCAAGAAACATATTTTACTTCTAAACAAGCAATTGAAAAAGGGTTTGCAACAGAAGAAGCAAGTTTTGATATTAAAAATTCAGAATTTAGTAATTTAGATGAGTTCAAAATAGGTAGTATTCAGAATATTAATCACAGTGTAAACACTGATAATAAGGAGGGAGAAAATATGGCATACAAAGATGTCAACGAGCTAGAGGCTCAAAATAAAGACCTAGTAGCACAAATTAAAAATCAAACAAAAGAGGAGGTGTTGGCAGAAGAAAGAAAAAGAATTGTAGATCTTGATGCTTTAAATGAAAAAACAAATGGACTTTGTAAAGATATTATAGACAAAGCGAAAGCAGAAGGGAAAACAAAAGCGGATATTTTAGAAGATGTTCTTGAAAATTTTGCAAAAAATAAAGCAGGGGAAGAAGGGGGAACAGAAGCAGGAAAAACACCAGCAGAGATTTTGAATGATCGAAGAGGAGAAAGTTCAAAATATCAAGCAGCTGGAACTTTAACTCCACCGAAGATTGATGATGTAAACAAAGAGATTAAAGATATTGTAGATTTAGCAAATATGTAGGAGGTAAGGAAATGAAAAAAGAAATACATGAAACTAGTAATTTAAAACGAGACTTGAAATTCCCATATTATACTCAACAAGTAGAATTTGAAGCAGGAATCTATGTAATGGGAGAACTAGTTGAAATAAGTGGTGGAAAAGTAAAAAAATTAACTTCTCCTGAAAAAATTTATGGAGTAGTTACGGACGATTTCACTTCAGATGGAGATAAAAATAAAAAGCATACAGTTTATTGGACCGGAGCTTTCAACAAAGCGGCTATCAATTTCAACGGACAAAATGAAGAAGAAACAATACAAGCAGCAAGAAAATTATTAATTATGATTGGATAAAGGGGGAAATATGGCAAGTAAAATTTTTGGATTGATTGCATTAACAGCGGCAATTTCACAGGTAAAAGCACCAAAACACTTTTTATATGATTTGCTAATAGGAGAAGAAAAAGCAGAAAAAGTAGAAGAATTAGAAATTCATACAAGACAAGCGGGAAGAAGAAAAGCTCCATTAGTAGGAAGAAGAGAACAAGGAATTTTTGTTAGACGAGAAGCATTTGCTGTACAAAGAGTAAAGCCTTCTTATATCAAATTGCAAGCAGTAAATGAAGCAGAAGCATTGTTTGAACAACAATTTGGACAAACACCTTATGCAGATCCTCAACAAACTGGAAAGAGAATGTTAGCAGATGCTATGAAAGAATTTAAAGATATTGCATTTAGAACAAGAACTTGGATGTTAGTCCAAACTTTAAGAACAGGGGCTTGTCCGATGGCAGATGGAGTACAAGCTATTGAATATGGAGAAATCAATAAGGAAACTTTGGCAGGTACAGCATTGTTTAACAATCCTGCATGTGATCCAATTGCATATTTAAAGAAAAAACAAACAGAAGTACAAAAAGAATCAGGAGTGGTTATTGACACAATCATCATGTCACCAGATGTTGCAGATGCCTTTTTAGAAAATGAAAAGGTAAAAGAATATTTAAATACCCGGCATGCAAACTATGTTCGAGTCAATGATTCCAAGGCAGAGGATGCAGAAGGGAAAAAAGAAATTGCCTATCTTCCAACTCTTGGAATTACGGTATATTCATTCGTAGATTGGTATACAGATATGGACAATCAAAACGAAGAACAAGTAATCCCGGCTAAAACTTGTATCGGAGTAAAATCTAAAAGTTTTACATTCCGATATGGAGCAATGGCATTAAGACCAAAGCAAGGAGCACCAAAGACACTTCATATCAACAAAGAAGTGATTAGACCTTGGTATCCTGATACATCAGAAGATGATGAAATTCAATATTTCTCAGCTCCTTTATGTATGCCAAGAGAAGATATCAGAGCTTGGTTTGTGTCTACTGTATTATAGGAGGTTTCATATGAAAAAATTATTGGCAAAAGAAAAAATTTACACAGGAGAAAAACTGTATAAAGCAGGAGATATTTTTGAAATTGAGGAAGAAGAAGTAGAAAGACTTATTGAATTGGGAGTTGCGGAGTTCGCAACTTCCGAAATAGAGGATAATCAAGTTTCAACAGAAAATATTGGAGTAATGGCAGTATTTAATACAGAAGAAAATCCCACTAAAGGGCAAAGTGATGAAGAAATAGAAAAAAGAGCAGAAGAAGTAATAGAAGAAGCAAAAAAAGGAAAAGGTAATAAAAAAGGGGATAAATAGATATGAATCCAACTTTTAAAAAAGATATTGAATCCGTCTTTTTTACAGATTTTGCAGAAAGAGTTGATTTTTGCGGGATTCGATTAAATGCTGTCATTACAAAACAACATATAAATCCAAAAATGACTGGAAAGTTTATGGAAACAATGGATGCAGATATTCTTATTAGAGAAGGAATGAAAGTATCTATTCGTAAAAAAGACTTTCCAGTTACATTGAAAATCGGCGAAGAAGCAACAGTCAATAAAGAAAAATATCTTATTTTAGATATTGTAAATAGATTGGGGATAGTTCACTTCTATTTGCAAAGATTTGCTGGAAAATAAGGGAGTAAAGATGTTTGTATTGTCTATATCAGAAGAAAATTTGAAAAAATTAGAAGAAATTGGGAAACACTTTGGAAATTTAGAAAATAAAATTGTGAAAGAGGCATTAAGGAAAGCTATTCAAGTAGCAAAAAAAGAAGATGTAAAAGCAATTTATCGACGATATAGCATAGAAAAAGGTGCTGTAGCAGGGGCAAATATGAAAACAAAAACCACAAATTTAGAAGCTGTGTTACTTGGAAATACAAAAAGAAACAAATTAAGTGGTTTTGACATTTCTAAAAAAGAACCGGGAAAGAGTAAGGATTATATTAAGACACATATTGTAAAATATAATCCACAATTTTCTTGGAAAACTTTATTTTGGGCATTTTGGAAAAACGGAACTCCAAAATTGATGTTCCGAGTAGGGAAAGAAAGACATAAAATTACCAATGCTACTTCTGTATCAACAAGAAATATGGGATTACAATTAGATGATGAAGTTATTTTCGATAAAGTACAACAAACCTTTACCGAAATATTAGAAAAGAGGATTGATGAAGTATGGGGATAATAAATCCATTGAAAAGGTATACGGAATCCTTGGAAAAAGGAGTTCAAAAAGCATTTGAAGAAGCTGGAATCAAAGGATTTCGATTTATAAAAATTGCTCCGCAGCCTGAAAAAGTTGAGGATAAAGTGAAATCAATATTGACGAAAGGAAAAACAGAAGTAGAAGAAGAGTTAGCTCCTTTTGTTTTGATAAGACCTTTAGCCTCAAATCAAAAATATAAAAATGGGGAATGTACAAAGACCACAGACTATTTAATTCGGATTCAAATAAAAAATGAAGATATTGAAGATGGATTTTTTGAAGTAACATACATTGGGGAATATTTAGTATATTATTTCACAAAACATCCATCTGCACTACAAAATCGAGATGGTTTTGATTATTCTATCAATTTGGACAACATTGATTCTTATTTGCAAGAAGAATTAATATCAAAAGACCATTGGACATACGATATTATACTACAACTGAATATTCCTTTTATTGTTCATGGAGATTATTATGACAATAATTTGAAAATTATATAAGGAGGTAAGATGGGAAAGACAGACAGAAAAGAAGAAAGTACTATGCAGGAAAAAACATATATCTATCTAGGGGAGAATATTATGGAAGAGGGTTTGATAGTAAAACATAAATCTCTATATACGGAAGGACATATGAAAAAAATTCGAAGTATGAAAAACTATAAAGAATATGAAAAGAACTTTGTAGATTTAGAAGAATACAGTAAAAATTATTAGGAGGTAAAAAATGAGCCAATTTACACATGGTACACGGGTAAAGGAACAGGAAACAGCATTAAAAATGTTTTTATCTGCAAAAATGCCAACTGTCATTGTAGGAACAGGAACAGTAAATATGGGAGATATTTCTTGTGTAAATACACCTGTTTTAATCCAAAATAGTAAAGATGCGGCAGTATATTTTGGAGGAGCTAATAATGTAAAAGGATTTAGTATCAACGAAGCCTTATATTTGGCTTTTAATGTATACAATATAGCACCCATTGTAGTTATCAATGTATGTGATTCTAAAAAACATAAAACAAGTCATGAAGAAACTGCTTTGGTGGTGAAAGAATATAAGGTAACTTTAGAAAAGCTAGGAATTATTCCTGATGAAACATTGATTGTTAAAGATAATGCTACTTCCTTACCTATTGCAAAAGAAAAATATTCCTATATTTTTGAGCCAGATGGGAAATTAACAATTCAATTAAAATCAACGGAAAGTTCTGTAACAAAAGTAGATGTATCCTATAATTTCTTAGACATCTCAAAAGTAACAGAAAACGATGTGGTTGGAAGTATTGATCCACAAACATTAGAAGCAAAAGGATTGGAATGTTTGAAAGAAATTTTTCCAAAATACTCAATGATTCCAAGTTGTGTTGTAGCACCTGATTTTTCTACTGCAAAAGTAAGAGCTGCTTTAGATGCAAAAGCATCTGTAATAAATGATAAATGGGCATCGATATCTATTCCAGAAATTCCAAATACAACGAAATATGGAGAAGCAATTTCTTTTAAAAAAGAGAAAAACTATATTGACTCTGATCAAATACTTGTTTGGGGTTGTCCATATATTGGAGAAGAAGTATTCCATTTATCCACTGTTACTGCTTTACTAATGCAATCTGTAGATGCAGGATTTGATGGTGTCCCTTGTGAAAGTCCTTCTAATAAAAATTGTAAAATGGAAGGAATTGGATACTATGATGGAAGCGAATTTAAAAAAGTAAATTTAGATGAAGCAGAAGCAAATCTATTGAATGAGAACGGGATTTCTACTATCCTTAGACAACCGAATGGAACTGTCTTTTGGGGAAATAGAACTTCTGTATTCCAACCGGGAGGGAATACAGATCCTAAGGATGTATGGATTCCGGTAAAAAGAATGTTTAAGTATATAGGAAATATGATTATGCTTAATAATATCAATGAAGTGGATAAAGGAATGACACCTTCAAGAGCAAAAAGCATCGAAACTAACATCAATGTTTGGTTAAGCTCTTTACAAGGAGAAGATAAGATTTTGGGTGGAAGAGTAGAATTTCTGCCAGCTGAAAATCCACAGCAAGAAATGATTGCAGGAAAGTTTAAATGGCATATTTACTTAGGAGCAATTATTCCAGGAGAAACTTTAGAGTTTATTCTGGAATACGATACAGAATATCTAAAATTATTATTTAAACAATAGGGAAGGGGGAAATAAATGTTAATATCAACAATTATTGAGGACGCAATCATTCGTAAAGATGGAAGTAATGAATTAGTTGGAATAGCAACTTTTACATTACCTGATGTTGAGCATAAAGCAGAAACAGTAACAGGGCTTGGAGTAATAGAGCATGATGTAACAGTTCCAACTGCATTTTCAAGCATGACTTTGAGTTTAAAATTTATAAATCGTTGTAAAGATATTATGTTAGGTCCAGGAAATGTAAATTTAACTGCAACAGCAGCTATTTTATTGACGGACACAGAGTCTCATAATCGAGAACAACAAAAAATCGTGTGTTCTTTTAAAGGAACTGTGAAAAAAACAGGTGGTGGAGAATTTGGAAAAGCGACTAAAAATGAAACAGAAGTAGAAATCGCTTTAACCTATTTTAAAGAAGAATTAAATGGGGAAATAGTTCATGAAATAGATGTTTATAATAGGACTGCTATTGTAAATGGCATAGACTTATATGGAAAATTAAAAAGTATATTAGCATAGGAGGAGAAGATGGAAAAAACATATAATCATGAAGATGCTTTAGAAAAAGCAAAAGAAGAAATTGCATTAAAAAATGGAGAAGAGTTAACAGTAGAAACAGACAATGATTCTCTAGTAAGAAAAGTAACATTGCAAGATGGGCAAGTAATTACTTTTGACTTCGGAAAATTAACAGGAAATTCGATTGTGGATATTAAGAAGAAATATGCAAAATTAAGAAAAAGAAATGCTTCTATGATTGAAGAATTCGATGATTTTTATTATATGCTTGTAGCAGAGTATACTTCAGGAACTCATTATGAAAAATTCTTAAAATTAGCATATAGGGATTTCGCAAAAGTACGAAATGTGGTGCGAGATTTTTTGGGGGAAGAAGACTAGAGGATTTAGAAGAAGAGCATCTAAAGTTATTAGATGAACTGATCATAAGTCTGAACAATCCACTAGGTTTGAATATGCATATTTCATATTCTTACCTTATGGATTGTGACATCTACAGGATTAACAATTTAGTTGAACATATAGAAGAAAGCATATCTGGGAGGTGAGAAAATGTCATCGAAAGGAATGAATCTTATTATCAGATTAAAAGGGCATGTTGATAAGATGCTTCCCGGTCACTTAAAGAAAGTAGCGTCACAAGCAAAAGAATTGCGTGCAAGACAAGAACAATTGAAAAGAGCTATGAGAGTTGGAAGAGAACAACAGCAGCTAAAAAAAGAAATGAAAGAAACAAATAAGATTTATGTACAAACCAGACGAGAGATGAAACTTCTTGAAAATGCAAAAAAGGCTGGAAAAGCTTTGACAGAGCAAGAAAAACAAAAATATCAAGCTTTAAATCAGAAAGCAAAAGAATTGGAGAAAACAATTAAAAGTCAAAGCAAATCGTATCAAAAATATGGGATGGAGTTGAAGAAATTAAAAATTCCATTTGACCAACTCCAATCAGAGCTTGAGCAAACAAAGAAAAAATATAAGGAATTAACAGCTCAACAAAAAATTGCTGGAGGATTTAATAATTTCAAACAAGGCTTTGGAAAGTTCAAAGAAAAAGTGAAATCTGTAGCAAAAACGGCTCTAGCTGTTGGAACAGCTGCAGCAATTGGAATTGGAGTAAGTTCCGCACAAGACTATTTACAATTCGACAAGCAAATTGTAAAAGTAAAAGCATTAACAGGAGCAACTACAGAAGAATTTCAAGCATTGAAGCAAAAAGCAATGGAAGTTGGAAAGACAACTATTTTTACAGCAGATGAAGCGGCAGCAGGAATGGAGAAATTTGCATTAGCTGGATTTAAGCCAAAAGAAATTATAGCAGCATTACCGGGAGTATTTGATTTAGCAGCAGCTTCTGGAGAAGATTTTGTCATGATATCGGATATGATTTCTGACCATATGCAAGCGTTTAATCTGTCAGTAAATGATATTGGGGGAGCTGCAGATATATTGGCAAATACTATGGCAAGAAGTAATACTAATGTGCAAGGTCTTAGCGAAGCTTTTAAATATGCTTCTGCAGGGGCACACGATTTACATATGGATTTAGCTACTACTGCTGCCACAGTTGGTCTTATGGGAGATCAAGCAATTAAATCAGGGCAAGCAGGAAGAGATTTAAAAGCCGCTTTTTCTAAAATTGCAGATTCAGGGATTCAAAATAAACTAAAGAAATTGGGAGTCCAAGTAAAAGGAACTGATGGAGAATTTATTGGCATGGTTTCTTTTGTAAGACAACTACAAAAAGTCACTAAAATGCCGGGAATTGATAAATTAGGATTATTAAAAGATTTATTTGGAGATCAAGGGTCATTAGCTATGAACAAGCTTTTGACTGCAACAAAAGAAGTAAATGGTGTTATGTATCAAGGAGCGGATGCATTAGAACAATTTGCAAGAGAAAATGCAAATGCACAGGGTAAGGCAAAAGAAATGGCAAACATTTTACTAGAAGGTCCTTCTGGGAAATGGGCATTATTAAAATCTGCAATTTCTGATGTAAAGCTTAGGATTGGAGAGGCTATTTTTACAGAGGGTGGAACAGATCTTGTAAGTTTGGCTACACAATATGCGAATGAATTATCTAATGTTTTATCTGGTATCAAAACTGATAATAAAATAAATCTATTTTGGCAAGATTTTATTGAAAATGCAAAAAAAGCATTTAAAGCAGCAAAAGAAATAGGAGTAGTATTATGGAATATTTTCAAGTTCTTAAATACCATCGGGATTGATAATATTCTTGTATTTATAAGTGTATTTTCTATAACTTCCAAAGTAATAGCATTTGGAAAGGCAATTTCAGGAGTATTTACAGTTGTAAAATCGGCTGGAGGAATTTTATCAGCGTTACAAACAGGTATTGCAGTATTAGGTGGACCTATTAGTTTATTAGTTGCTGTAGTAGCGACCGCTGCGTATCTTATTTATAAAAATTGGGATTGGATAAAAGAAAATATTCCAAAAGCAATGGGATGGATAAAAGAAAAAATAGCTTCAGCAACAGCATGGTTGACAGAAAAAATTATAAAAGGGTTCCTGTGGCTTGTTGAAAAAGCAAAATGGGTAGGATGGAATATTCTTATTTATTTTGTACCATTTGGAGCAGTTATTCGTCATTGGGATTTCATAAAAGAAAAAGCATTGTTAATTTTTGGAAAGCTAAAAGAAATCATGTTTTCTCTGAAAGAAAAAATAAAGAATTTCTTTGTAGATTTGTTCAATGCTATTCCGGAATTGGTTCGAAAAGCAAAGGATAAAACAGTAGATTTTATTAAATCGATACCGGGAGTAAATTTATTATTCTCACAAGGTAAAGAAAAGAAAAAAGCTGTTGATGGAAGTCATGCCACTGGATTACCTTATGTTCCATTTAATGGATATATAGCGGAATTGCATCGAGGAGAAAGAGTTCTTACAAAAGAAGAAAATGAAAGTATTTTTGGAAGTTTAAGAAGTCGACTTTCAACAGCAATTTCAGGAAAAGAAAATAGCAAAAAAGGAGACAGAAGCGCTCCTATTACTATAACAATGCAGAATCATTTTTCAGGAGTATCTGAGGAAACAAAATCTAGTATTATTGAAGCGTTAGAAAGAAAATTACAGGAATTACAAGAACAAATTATTAAAATACAGGAAGGAGATGAAACTCGTGCAAGATTATCTTTATAAGACAGAGCAAGGAGATACTTGGGATTTAATCAGTTTCAAATTGTTTGGAAATGAAAAATTTATGAAGGAACTCTTAGAGGCAAATATAGAACTTTCCGAGTTCGTCATCTTTCCAGCAGGAATAGAATTGACAATTCCTGAAATATCTAAGGAAGAAAAGGAGGGAGTGGCACCATGGTTAGCAATACTATAACAAGGAGAGCCTCTCCTGTTTTTATAATAAATAAAGTGGATGTTACAGAGCAATTATTACCATATATAACTTCTACAGATGTTACAGAACACTTAGAAGGTAGTTTAGACGAGTTAGTTATTAAGTTAAATAACGACAATAATAAATTTCTAACTTCCAATTGGGTAATTCCTAAAAAAACAGAAATTACTCTTGGAATAAAAACAATAAACTGGGAATCAGAATTAGAGGGAGAAAAATATCATCAGATTGGTGTTTATAACATAGATAACAGACAATTTTCAAGGAAAGAAGCAACATTTAAAGCAATATCTGGTCCTTTACATGCAAAAGATAGTAAACATTCCAAAATATGGGCAAAAGTATCATTAGAAGCTTTGGGAAAAGAATTTGCAGATAAGTATAAACTTAGATATTTTTATAAAGTAAAAGACAATATTTTACTAAAAAATATAAAGCAAGAAGAACAAGCAGATTTTGAATTTTTAAATAAAATAGCACAAGATGAAGGGATTAAATTAAAAATTACAAACGGGATCTTAGTGCTTTTTGAAGAAGAAATCTTTGTTGGAGAAAAAACTCTTTTAACAGTAAGTTTGAATAATGTTTCAGATTTTCAGATAAAAGATAAGACAAATGATATCTATGATGCCATTGAAGTGAAGTTTTTTAACATGAAAACTCAAAAAGAAGAGAAAGTAGTCATCACTAAAAAAGAGCTAGAAACTGGAGAAAAAGAAGAAAATCCGGAAAAAATATATGTTTTAAAATCAAAGCCAAAAGGTGGAGATTTAAAAAGATTAGCAAAGAAAACATTGGAAAACATCAATAAAAGAGAGATAGAGATTAGCCTAAAAATAATAGGATGCAAAGAATTATTTGCGGGATGTGTTATTGAAATTTTAGATGCAGGAGAGTTTTCAGGAAAGTACGTTGTCACTAGAATACAACACAAATTCCCTAAATTTGAAACATCGTTAGAAGCATATAAAATTAAAAGGAGTGATGCAAAATGATGAGTGCAATTAAGGGGGCAATCGGATTCGTACATAGTATCAATCCTACAAATTATACAGCTAAAGTAAAACTTCCAGAATATGAAAATCATATTACAGAAGATTTAACAATTTTGTCTCCATTAACATTTCAAAATAAAATAGCAGCTATTCCAAAAATAAATACTCCTGTATTTTGTATTTTTCTTGGAGATGATACAGATAGAGGATATATCATAGGGAGTTATTTTTCAGATAAAAATTTAAGTGAATCGAAAGAAGATGAATATAAAATTGATTTTCAAAAATCAATAGTTACTATCAAAGAAGACGGAAATATTATATTAAAAGGAAATTTAACAAAAATTGATAGTGACGTAGAAATTACGGGAATGGTAACAATAGAAAAAGATGCAACTATAAACGGAAATACTTCTGTAAATGGAAGCATGGAAGCAAAAAAAGGATTTAAAACGGAAAAAGTTGATTTAAAAGAAGGTATTTTAGATATAGAAACTGTTAAATATAAGGAGTTGAGTAAAAAATAATGAATTATGGAAGATTAGCGAAAGATTTTTTAAATAATTTCTCTCTTTTTTCTCATTCTGGAACATTAGGAAGTTATGGAGATATTATCTTTACAGTCTCTAGAAATAAACTATTAACTCCAACTTCGATGGATATTGATTTTTCATCAAGAACAGAAGAACATGAAAATTTGGGAGAAGTCGCATATACAGAGTTTCTGCATCGAAACCTAAGAAATATTTCATTTAACATTAAACTGATTAGTTCACTAGTAGATATTCCGGGGACAATTTTAAAGTTGGAAAAAATTTGTGAAAATGGAGAGTATTATCCTCTAATACTTGGAGGGAAACCTTTGTCAGAACATGGCTTTATGTTAACAAGTTTTAAAGAAGGCGTTAAGAGTACTTTAGGAAATGGAGAGTTAGAAATTGTGGAATGTGCTTTAACATTGAAAGAGTATATTCCAAGAATTCAAAGATCGATTATATCTACTGAAAATAAAATGACTTCTAGGAATCAAAACCAAGGACAAAGAAAAAATAAGACCAAAAATAAAAAAACATTAAAGAAGAAGAATAAAAGTAAAGAGAAAATGTATTCTCCCAAAAAACAAGAAACCAAATGGTTAATGGGATTACAGGAGGGATAGAATGAAAGTATTAAGCACAGAAATACCAAAGCATCCAAAACTAAGAGAATTATTTATTCTTCTGAATACAAGAAGAGGAACAGTACCTCTTCATCGAGATTTAGGGCTTGACACTAGAATGATTGATAAACCAGTAACAGTTATAAGAAATGCTATATTTGGTGAATTACAACAACAAATAAGCAAGTACATTCAAGGGTTGAAGTTAGAGAATGTACTCTGCGATGTAACAGAAAATGGATTAAAGATTGAATGCGAGGTGAGTGTCGTTGAATAAAATGATTTTAATTGAATCGGATTCAGAAAAAATATTTGCGGATGCTTTGCGATTTCATGAAGAAATAACAGGAGAAAAACTTCCTTTGTGCAATGAAAAAACATATATCTATTCCACTGTCGCAGCTTTATTAGGAAATATTAAGGCACAAATGAATGATGTGGCTTTGCAGAATTTTTTAAAATTTAGTCGAGAGGAAAAGCTTGATCTAAAGGGAGCTTTCTACGGAAGCAGAGGGGCGAGATTACAAGCAAATAAAGCAAGAACAACTATAAGATGTCATATTTCTACAGTGGTAGCAAAAGATGTCCTTATTCCAAAAGGAACCCGGTTTATTTATCAGAAATATTTATTTTATACGGAAAAGGAATACAAGATTTTTCAAGGAAGTACTTATGCAGACGTTGTAGCTGTATCAGAAATAGCTGGAAATCTTGGAAAAATTTTAGTAGGAGAATTAAAAGAAATTGTAGATAGATATGAATATTTTGAAAAGGTTGAAAATATTACGGAAGTCACAGGAGGTAGGGAGATAGAAGAAGATGAAGAGTATAGAAAAAGACTTGAATTGATTCCAGAATCATTTACTTCAGGGGGGTCACAGGGGGCATATGAATATTGGACGAAAAAAGCATCATCATTAGTCACAGATGTCTTTATACATAGTCCAAAGCCAAATTATATTGATATTTATGTCGTAAATGGAATTGAAAAAATTTCTTCAGAAGAACGAGAAAAAATAAAAAACTTCATAGTTCAAGATCATGATATTAAGGTGCTAAATGACCAGATTGAAATTAAAGATCCAGAAATACATGACTATAATATTGATTTAGACTACTGGGTCTATGACAATTCGATAGTATCGAAATCTGTGATAGAGCAAGATTTAAAAGAAGCATTAAATAAATACTCAAAGTCTTTTAAAATGGGAGAAAGTATAAATTTACAGGATATTATAGAGGTTTCAAAAAGTGTTGAAGGAATAAAGAGAATTGATATAAAAGAACCGAGAGAATTCAAAGGAAAAGCATATCATCTGCCTCACATCAGGGATATAAATGTGTCTTACAAAGGAAGTGAGCAGAGATGAAGGAGCAGAATTTTATTTATGATGTAACGAATATACGAGATTTGGCACCAAGTATTTTAAAAAGAAGTAAGGAATATAGAGCGATACTAACCGTAATTGATGCATTGATAGCAAAACATGTCGTATCAAATATTGAATATCTCGAATTTCTAGAGAGAATTGATACTATGAGTGAATGGGAATTAGATTTCGTAGCAAAAGAATTAAGCGTAGATTTTTATGATTTTACAATGACACTTGAAGAAAAAAGAAAAGCTTGTAAGCAATCATTTAACATACACGCACTTAAGGGGACAAACAGAGCGGTTCAAAACGCTCTAAATATCTTCTATGATAATTCAAGAATTTTGGAATTTCCGGAATTTGATGGGCAAGCTGGAACTTTCAAGATAGAAATTCGAGGGAATACGGATAAAAATTTAGAAAAACTTATAAATCGAGTAGAAGTTGTGAAAAAAAAATCACAACATCTTATAGGTATTTCATTTAGGAATACAACAGAAAATAATTTATATATTGGGACTTATTTAAGATACGGAAATAAAATGAATATACTTCCTCAGAGAGTGTATTTTTATTTAAATCATATTAGTGCAGAGCATAAAGATGGAATGTATACTTTTACAAAAGAAAATAGGGGGGGCAGAAATGGCTGAATTCAATGGACAAATTGTAACAAATGAAGGAAGAAATCTACTTTCAAGAGCATTAGCAGGACAGGGTAAAGTAATATTTACGAAAGCTGCTTTTGGTGATCAAAAACATTCCGGAAATTTAAGAGAAGTCACAGAACTAAAAAATAAAAAAATAGATTTAGCAGTGATGAACATACGTAACGACAACGGGACAGCAGTCTTAACAGTACAAATTTCAAATGAAAATGTAGAGGAAAGCTTTAGAACAGAAGAATTTGGAGTATATGCAAAAATTGAAAATGATCCAAATGAAATCTTATACTCTTATACGACGGCAGTAGAAGCAGATTTTTTCCCAAGTAATAAATTGGGGACAACTTTTGAGTCTATTCATGAAGTATACATGGCAATTTCTTCAGATACAGAAGCAGAAATTCATGTAAGAGAGGGAATTATTTTTTTAACAAGAGATATAGCAAATCAAGTGTATACAGAGAATGGAGTCTCTGCTGTAGGCTCATTGAAAGGAAGAAGTAACTTAGAAGAAAACAAAGCTTACTCGGATGACTTAGGGCATTGGTATAAGAATGTTGGGGGAAGTAGAAGTTGGAATAAATCAAGTACACCGGATGAGGATTTAATCCCAATGACTTGGGAATATTTATTTTCTCTGTGCAAGAAAATTAAAGATAGACTCTCTAAACTAAAATTAACATGGGAATCAATTGAAAATAAGCCGAAAGAATTCCCACCAACTCAGCACAAACACGAGGAATATGAGCCAAAAATTGAAGACAAAAAATCAGGTTATAATTTAGATAAGACTGATAGTTACGAATATGATCTACCAAACAAGGTAGCATCAGGAAGAGCGTTATACAATCTATGGCAAGCTGCAAGAAGGCTCACCGGAGCTATAGAACTTACATGGGATAGCATTACAGGAAAGCCTCGTGTATTTCCACCGCAAAGTCACTATCATGATGATAGATACGCAAAAATGAATCATGATCACGATAATAGTTATGCGAGCAAGTGGCATTCACACAGTAATTATGAGAGTAGTTTTTCCAAAAATACTGCGTTTAATAAAAACTTTGGAATTGAAGAAGGGACTGTACTAGAGGGGAAAAGATTAGCGGAAAGTATGGGTGTGACAAAATATGGGGGCTTAATAAAAGAATATGGAAAAAAATATCAAGATTACGCTTATTATGATGATAATACAAAAGAGATGTTTTATTGCACTGAAAATAACAATTTAACAAATCCTAGTGCATCATATTTTAAACCATTTTCAAATAAAGCAATTTTGAATAGATTAGAAAATC